GTTTCACCGTCTACTTGATCTCCATAAAATTTTCCTTTTGTAACAATTTCTTCTTCATAGCAATATGCCGTATTTGATATATCATCATTTTCTTTAAGTCTTGTTATAGAGTATATTGTTGGCTTATGTATTCCATTACATATTTCACTCGTGCAATGAATTTGATGTTGAAATTCATTAAAAATAGGCATTTTTTTCATCTTAATATATACTGCTTTAGTACCATTATATGAATTCATTAATACTAAAAACCATTGCCAATTTTTTACCTTTTCATCACCATCATATTTATATAAGAATGTTCTAACATATTTCATATTCAATCTCCTTTCTCTTTAATCCGTTCTAGTACATCTCTGTTGGCTTCCAGTATTTCATCGAAAGAGGGAATTGGCATCCAGTGGGTGACTCCCAAAAGCCCAACAAGATGTTCTACTTCTGTATTGATTACAACTAAGAATCTTCTATCGGAAGTAACTACGACAACCTCATATAAAGATTGTCCATCGTTGGTTTCAGGTAATTGCTCTTTTACACTTATCCAAGGAGATTGCTTTTTCTGCCACTCAACGCCAGACGCAAATACTTTACGCATATATGTTTCAATCACATGCGGCTGATTGATGCGATTTGCTAATTGAGCTACCAATGATTTAAAATTCATATCTATCTTGTTACGAATTAAGTTTCTCAATAAATCCATCCAGCAATTCACAATGTCCTCCAACCCAGCGAACGCACAATTTACACTCGCATGGCTCTGTATCTTTCGGACGCTGGCAATTCTCTTTGAAAGCCTCGATAGCTTTCTGTTTCATGTCTTTTCTACCTTCTTCACGAGCACCTGACTCTGACAAGCAAATGAGTTCGTCAAGGGTTGAATAATCCCAATTATCACCATCCAGTATTCTATTATACAACTGGTCAAATCTTTCTTCGTCCATATTTATTCCTTTATATCTTGATTTGAGCCTAATTAGGCTACATCGTTAATACTAATTTCTCCTTTCAAAACTCGTTCTACCTGCCTGTCGATTATCTCTTGAAACTCTATCTGGCAGATAAGAGAGCAATTCGGTATAATTTCTTCCACTGGGTCACCTCGCCACGTTGGTAGTTCATCCAAGAAGATACGCCCGTCTTTATCCTTCAGGCAGGTAGCTCCAACATCACGCTCAATCTGCGCCATTTGAGCAAATACTTCTGGGAAGTCCTTCCGAATTTTGTTCCAGTAGCCCATGCCACCTTTCACACAGCCGATGCAGTTGTTGTTATTGTATCCCATCCTGTACATGGCGGGGATTTCAATACCGGCTTTCCAAAGCATCCCCATTGCATCAGATTTCGTTATCTGCTTTTCAATGAGCGGAAACAGTGGCTTTGTGTCTGGATACTGCTGTTTCAAGCGGATAGCCCGGTTAATCTCTTTTGGATCGTAATCAAATCCCCAAACTTGACCGTCCTAAGAACCAAGTTCCTTTTCCAACCTGTAACGAACCTGTTTCTTCAATTCGAATGTACAAGCCGCACCAGTAGGCCCATTGATGTACCGTTTTTTAATCAGCACATCTTCTACGTTGAAATACTTATCGCTGCGAATGGTGTGTATTGGCTGATTGTACCACTTTTCACAATTTGCCAGGAATCGGGCGTTATCAGGATGTCCGGAGCCTGTCTCAATGTAGTAAATCTGCACATCATCGTATAGACTTAATGCTATCTTACAAGCAACTGCGGATGTTGCACCGCAAGAAAACCATGCTATTATCATTTGATTACTTTCTAATTTTGTTATTAGTCAATTGGTAACTTCATAAAGCACATCCATATCGTCTTACTTTGCCTCCCTGTAGTGTGCCCAAACAACGGCTCATAAGGGATAAGAGACAATATTTCAATAGCTTTTATCTCGCTTTCGTTCCACTTGAATACCAATGTACCATTTGGCTTTAAGACACGCATACATTCATCGAAACCAGCTTTTATTACTTCCTGCCAATTCGAAGGAAGTTTGCCGTACTTCTTTGCCATCCATGACGTTTCACCAAGTGTTTTAAGGTGTGGAGGGTCAAACACTACCATATAGAAAGAGTTGTCCTCAAATGGCAAATTAGTGAAATCTGCTACAATATCGGGTTTTACTTCTATGGTTCTGATCTTATCTCTATCTTTGGCCGTGATGGTTTCACTACGTTTGTCTATGAATAAAGTATTCGGATTCTTCTTATCAAACCAAAACATCCGGCTACCGCAACAGGCATCTAATATGATTTTTGTTTCACTCATTACTTTATTTGTTTTTCGCAAATCCTTGATAATCCTTCAAGAACTTGCAAGGTTTAATTAATATTATCCATCAGGCAGTCCGCTATCGCATACACCACCAGGTAAAATAAGATGTTCACTCCGAGGAGAAGGAGGATGTTTAGGAGTATTCTCATCTGCGGGAAGATCCTTTCAATTCGATTACATTAAACATCTCATTGATTCGGTCTGCGATATATTCCCCATATTTAGGCTCAAACTCTTCCGGTTGCATATTGGTAGTCATAAACGTTTTACATATCCTACGATTGTCATATCTGGATTGGAGAATATACTGTATTATATCCATTTCAGAACCAAAGTATTTCACCCTTGGTTCTTTCCCTACTTCGTCAATACCTAGGGCAATGCCGTTTAACCCATCATATTTAGAAATACCATCAACTCCCTTTCTGGTGTATTGATTGGAAATGAATGTAGCTGATTCAATAGGAAATCCACCAGATAAGTAATATCCGGTTTCGTCTTTACCGTTGCTATACCTGTCGTACAATTGTATAATTTTCAATATCGTGGATTTACCAGTTCCAACAGGACCATACAGTAATAAACCTTTGTTGCTATTTAGTTTTTCCGATCCCTTGATGAGATATAAAAAAAGCTCGTTCATAAACTCACGATTTCTTTCATCAACAGTGAATTCGGGGCATGCCAATAAACAGCACCTACGGAAAAGATCTGAAGAGTTCCTGAAAGCAACTGCATCATAACTTGACCGTCCGAACTTTAACGGCACACTTTGAGGATTGATTTGATTTCTGATTGTTTCCATACTTCAATTTTAACCATTCTTGATAATCTCGTTCAGTTCCCGTAAATACGACTCCCGTCCAATCAGACTCAATAGCTCTTTCAATTTGCCGGATAGCAAACTCTTCCTCAAATTTGGATAGTTTGTTTAATGAAAGCTGAAGGGCATAATTAAGCTTCTTCTTCCATTTAGGAGTTTTACGGAGTGCTTCCCATGCAGACATAAAAGCCATAGAAGTGAAAGGATAAACCAACGGAGTTTCATCCCCTTTTTCTTTTCGGGATCTCTTCTTTGGAGAGGGGGGAATCTCACGCACACGTGCGTGACTATCTACGTTTATAGTTTTATTAATTACTATAATAGGTGTATTTCCAATATCATCTGGAGTATTTCCAGTTGAAAGT